GTGTAAGAGCTCTGTCAGTGATTGTCATAGGCACTGATGAGAACAACCTAGGTGTTGAAGAGCGCTTCAACTATACCTTTGGGCGCAGCAAGACTATTGACGGCAAGAAGTACTTCAAGACTGTAATCTCAGGGGAGGTAGACCAGTTAGATGGGAACTTCTCGGCTGCTGACCTGCTGGATGTAGGCTACGGGCCTTACACTAGTGTCTGGGTCAGCCTTGCTAATAAGCCTATCAAGTGGGGAAGTGAGTCTAGTGTGACTGATGTAGATGCTAATGCTCTCACTCGCAACACTGACTTCTACATTGACTATGTAAACGGCAGGATTAAGGCTATTAGTGGTGGAGGCATAGTAGCTGGAGATACTGTTACTATCAGCTACACTAAGAGCCAGCTTGGAGTTGACCTGTCTAGCTTACCTGACCTCATTAGTGTTGATAGAGTTGAGTATCCAGTGGGCGACATCCCTCAGTCCTTCGTACCACATGATGTGTGGGGAGCTGTAGTGGCAATTACGGGGGGTGTTGAGCAGGATGAGCAATCTAGCATGGCTGAAGATAAACATATCAGGGTCTACTATGCTGCTGAGCACCAGCCACCTACTGATTACTCTCCTAGCAGTGTTCCTGAGTTCTTGGAAAACACAGTCATCCTTGCTGCCAGTGCCTATGCACTATTTACATATGCTCTGAAGCAGGAGATAGCCGCTGAGAATCAACTGAATACTACAGCTACTAGACTGGCTAGTGCTAATACTGCTCATACATTATTAGGTACTGCACTGACTAATGTTAAGAAGTATCTAGACAATAATACTAATGCAGATGCAGCGGGGTTGTTAGCACAGATTACTACTGACATAGCTGGTCTAAGAACTGCTATACTAGAAGCTCAGAACCAGGCTAATGCCTATCTAGATGCAGTAGCTGGTGACATTACTAATGCTGATACTGTGAGAGCAAGTTATGTAACCACTAAGGACTATATTGATGGTGGTACTGAGCCTGACATTCTAGCATACCTAACGACTGGTGATGCTCTACTAAACACTGTAGCAGTTGGTGCTGAAGGCATAGATGTAATGGAGGCCTACCGAAGATATGCTGAGACAGTCAAGTCAGCTCTGGTGGGAGCCTTTGAGAATGACCGAGCTATGTATCTGCAGGATGCTACTAACAGAACCAATGCTGCCCTAGCCTACACACAGGAGGCTGCTCAGCGACTAAGCAATCTGAGAAGCTACATAGAACAGTCAGCAGGCTATACTGCTATAGCCTCACTCTTTGCCAGAGAAGCTGAGGATAGACTGACTGAAATCAGTGCCTACCTACAAGCAGCTAGTGCTTACACTGAGGCTGCTGGAGGCTACATGGTCATGGCAGACAGATTTAGGACTGAGGCTATGGAGCGCAGGAATGAGGCATGGAGCATCTGGCGGGATAAGAAGCAGTACATAGGTGATTACACAATGTCTAGTGTCAGGCAGATGCCTACATACAATAGTGGATAGAAGCTAGTCAGTTTATCTGGCTAGACTCCTCTGATGGGCGGAGGCAGGGAATAGTTGCCGACCTTGCCTCCGCAGTGTTATTCTACCTCTGACTTAGCTTGCTCATATCCATCTGAGTATCCTTTATCATACCCAGCATCTCTAGCGATATTAAGCTCATCCTCCAACTCATCTGTAGCTTCTTTTGCTAAAGTTGCAATTGCTTCTAGAGTACTATCCACTGACATTTTGTACCTCCTTTACTGTAGTAGAGACGCAACTGATACTCTCTTAGTATAATATTCCACTACAGGATAATTGACTATCTTATACTTAACTACTTCTCTGTACTTAGCAACTGGCTTAGTAGTCCAGTAGTAACTGCTAACCCATCTGCCTGATGGACTACTTGGCAGCTTAGCATCCTCAATGCTGGTCTTGATACTACCCTTCCAGATTCTATACTCTTCAGACATCTGCCACTGCACTGATTCTCTAAGTACTCTGACCTGCTCAGTATAAGGCTCTGTTATAGTGTACTCCTCTATGGTCTGGTGTATAGATACTTCCTCATAGGACTGAGGTATGATAGGAATGTAGAGTAGGAGTATAATAGTAAAGGCTATTAGTAGTTTCATCCCTACTCCCACCTATAAGTTTGTTTTACTTCATAGGGGATGCGGAAGCCTGGTATCATCTCTAGCTCCTCTACTGGAAACTGCACATCTCCATCGCAGGTAATAGAGTCATGTACTGTGATAGCCATAATAGGAGGTCCTAAGCCTCTCCTACTGCATAGCAGTATTGCTCTTTTGATAACTTCTCCATCAGAGCCAAGGATAGGGTAGTTAACAGCCTTGTTCTTCATGTTAACTTCTGACTCTTCAGGTATCCTTATTCTTCTACCAAAGAGAGTTGGCTCTGCCCAGCCTGACCTAAGACCCTCTCGTTGTACTGATGTAATCCAATCAGCTGCGCCTGGAAAGGTTCTGAACCAGCCATCGAGTAGTCTACTACATCTATTACGGTCTCGTATCTTTGCCTGCTCAGAAATGGTCTTAGCAGTAGCACCATATACTATAGCGTAGTTGATTGTCTTAGCAAGGTATCTTGTTATGCCCATCTCGTTAGCGGTAAACTTATGTATATCACCATCTAAATAACCTTCCTCATATACCCTCTTCATATCTCTATCTTGGCTAAAGTGCATGAGGACATATAGATGTTCCTGAGCATAGTCTCCAGTAGTAAATAATCCATTATCAGGTAGAAGCATGAACCTTGCTCCAGGGTCTCCTTTTAGCTTGTCTGCTGATGGTATATTCTGAATATTCCTATTACGACTATTAAGTCTGCCTACTAATGTATCTAAGTAATATTCTGTATAGAACCTCTCCTCTCCAGCCAGAGGTTTAAGATAAGTACTAAGGAACTTAGACTTCTTCCTATACCCTAATACTGCTGCTGCCATAGGGTCATCAAGGAACTCTAGCTCACCTACTCTGGTGGATAGCTGCTTCTTACTTCTAGTAAATGGTAGGAAGTTTCCTCTCTTAGCTAGCACATATCCTACCTGCTGAGTACTACCAGGATTATCAACTCCATAGGATACTACCTGCCTACGATAGAACTCTACCTCATCCTCATACTGCGCTTCTAGAGTGGCTCTAGCCTGCTGGTCTATTAGTATACCTCTGAGACTGAGGTCAATAAGGATGGGTATGACTGACATCTCTACTTGGAAGTAACTAGGATACAACTCCTGAATCTGTGGAAGGTACTTGAGATATAGAGCATAGGCTGTCTTAGCATCTTTCTGACACTTAGTAGCTACTTCCTCTGAAGGTACATCTAGCATAGTACCACCAGCCTTGTATCTCCTAATGAGTGAAGCGGCATCCTCAACATCATACCTGTGAAGGTCAATGTCTGCCAGTATCCCAAGTGCTGTCTCTAATCTACCTAGTAGCCTAGCTGCTACATTAGTATCCCATAAATTACTACGGTCTAGCTCTGGTAGTGCAGGAATCATAGGCATTACACCTAAGTCAAACATAGCATTGTGGGCTATCTTGCAGACTCTAGGATTACTTAATAGCGGTGCTAGTAGAGCAAGCTCTGGCGGTGGTTCAGGATAGACTTGTAAGTATATAGCCTCATAGGGTGAGAATGCTATAGCAAAGCCTAGAGGCATACGCTCCTTGAGGCTAACCGTCTCAGCGTCAATACTGATAGCGGCAGGAGGATTATCTAGGAAGTGCTGGAAGCGCTCCTTAGGATTGCCATCTCCGTAGTAGAGTACAGGACTCATAGTGTTAGTACCACTATCTCATTATCAACCAACTGTACTACTTCTAGTATTCCTGCAGCCTTCATTACCTGAATACAGTTATGGCAGGCCTCTGGTCTATCAAGTCCATAGACAAATAGTGATGCTCCTTCTATAGATATACCAAACTTAGCTGCCTCGCATACTGCATTGACTTCAGCATGAATGACTCGGATACAATGGTTGTCAACTATCTCACAGCCTGCATCATTGCAATGAGGCTCTCCAGCAGGCGCACCATTATAGCCAGTGGATAGTATCCGATTGTTCCTGACAACTACTGCTCCAACTGAAGCTCTTGGGCAAGTTGCTCTGGTGGAAATCTCGTTAGCGATGTTCATAAAGTAAGTGTTCCAATGTGGTCTCATTTTAGATTCCTCCTCCTTCACTATGTAATTTTGAATGGCAATAGGGGCATAGCCATACTACCTTTAGTGGTTCATTATAATCTTCGTGATGAGCGTGGACTATATCTAAAGTTTCACATATAGCACATGGCTTCTTTTGCATTTTAGCTTGATAGACCTTATCATGCGCTGCCTTGTGAAGCGCTACTTTTTCTGGATTACTTGTTGCTCTATACAATGCCATCCTAAAAGCATATTCTCCTGGATGCTCTTGATTATATTTCCTTCTGTATTCTCTATGATACGCTTGGTAGCGCTCTGCATTATTGTGTCTCCATTCTCTCTTTATTAAGGCTTCGCAGCTTTTGCATGTATTCTTTCCTATAGACATATCAGATTCTGGAAAGTCTAGATTGCACTTATAGCAAGTTCTCATTATCCTTTCCTCAGAACACATATGTCTTCATCCTGGACAGTTAGTTCTCCTCTTGCTCTCCTTGCTACACTATAAGGCATCCCAGGAGCTTGCCACTTCTGCCAGTCAAACAGTTCAAAGCCTATGCTGATACAGGAATCTACTGCTCTTTGGGTGAGCGGGATTCTTACCCCCTTACTTATATGGTCCTTTAAGATTAGAGTCATACTGCCTGGAGATGTCAGAGTCTCATAACACTTCTTATATACCCTCTCCATCTCCTGCACCCAGAGGAACTCTGACATAGTACCAAGATTTAGCGGGGACTTGCTATACTCAGCAAAGTCATATCCTGTATCTACATTCCAGCTATCAGTGCCTTTGGTCTTCATAATGCCAGCATACTGAGGACTGAAGATGATATGATTAGCAAGATTAGGAATAGGCAGGAATGTCTGGCAAGGCATATTGATGCAGTTAATCATACCACTAATGCCTGGTGCTATCTCCTCCATCATGGCTACTGATGCCAGCTGCATCTTATAGAACTTCTCACTAATCTCTACACAGATTACTCCACGACCTATAAGTGCGCCGACTAAGATAGTACCAGTACCAGCCATAATATCTAGAAGAGTGTCCCCAGATTCTGATACATATTCTATGATAGCTTGAACTAAATAGACATTTGCCTTGGCGGGATGACTATTAACATCTTCAGGAAATATCCTTTTCCTATATTGGCTATCTGGAGGGAAGATAATCCATCCATACTCATCCCTCTCATACTCGCTTGCGAACACTGTCTCTCCTCCAGTTCTTAGACTTCACCCATCTGCGCTTACACTTTGGGCAGTGGAATATTGTTCTATCACTTTCATTGCTATGCCAGACTAGTGGCTCCTTACACCTGAAGCAGCAAGGTATTATTGCTAGGAATAACTTATTCCACTCTGGTCTAGTAATCTCGGTATCACGCATCAGTCTATAAGGAACTTCAATAGTCTTGGGAGGCTCTCCGACTAGATTCTGGATGGTGTCTAATCCTTTTACTTCTGTCATATCTCTCTCCCTAATGCCGATAATAGTTTTTCTGCTATCTTCCTGCCAATACCTTCTACTGCACAAATATCAGACACACTGCTGGTAGCTAGGTCAAGTATATTACAGAACTTCTCAGTTATAGCCTTAGCCTTCACTTCACCAATCTGCAACTGGTAGGCATTAGATAGAAACATCAAGGCTTTGAGGAATGGCTCTGGCTCCTTGACCTGTATCCTAGGTCTAATAACTCTACTAAGAGTAGTATGCTCTTCTGGAGGCTTCTGCTCATTACGGTAGATAGTCATGAGGAGTCTAGCTGTTTCTTCCCAGTTCACTGTCCAGTATGTTACTATACCAGCCTTAGTTAGCCTATGCAACCAGACGTATAGTAGACTTATAGGAGCATCAAATGACCTTCCACTAGTTAGTGCACTCTTAGTCATCCCCATTCTGTCAGTGAAGCTCTCAACTCTATATGAATAAGAGCCAAGTTTCGGGGAGTGGTCTCGGGTGGTGGGTACTCCTGAAGGAGGTTCCCTCTCCCTTTCTGTGTACCTTATCTCATGCCAGGCTACCTTACCAGTGCGGATAGCATAGTACTGTTTGTCAGTTAGAGTGGCTAGAGGGAATGGACTAATGATGCCTTCCACTATCTGGTAGTTCTCATCAGCCTGTTCATAGTAGTCTCTCAACTGGTCTTCAGCCTCATCTATATTTCCTAGCAACTCACCAGCCTGCTTGCGACTGAACTGTAATCGCTTGCCTTCATAGTTGCCGAAAAAGTAATCGCTAATATGCATCTGGTTCAGTGGTGAGACCACTACAGGTACAGCCTGTTGGATAAGTTTAATGAGTTCAGCAGGCTCAGAGTTGTCAGCTAGTATCATCAGACTGCTCCTTTCAAGATGCTAATATATACCAGCATATAGCAGTTAAAGCAGTAGCAAAGGCTGCTAGTCTAAGTTTCAGGGTTACATAGCAAAGAACAAATGCCGTTAATACTATTGCTGTAGGCAAACTTGTCATAAGTGGTATCTCTGCATCCTTAACTATAGAAACAATGAGTGATGGTGCGAAGATGAAGCCTCCTATCATTAGAACAATATCTTGCCAAACAATATTCTTTTTCACTGCTGTTCTTCCTCTGGCTTCTTTATCTCCACCTCCACTTCCTTATCCTCCTCAACATCAGGCTCAGGCACTAGGCTCTTGGCTACCAGCATCTGGTCTCCTCTATCTCTAGGCGCCATGTTGTCTAGTGGAGTACCAGGTGGAAGGATAGGACCTGATGGAGGACCTTTGATTTCTCTGGCAGTAGGTGGTACTTCAGCATCCTTGATAGTAGATTCCATCTGCTGAATCTGTGCATCCTTCTCCTCATATCTTTCCTTCTCAACCTTGTGTATTGACTCTCCAGCTATCTCAGCAAAGGCTGCTCTGGCAGGAGACAATTCCTCTGGAGCTGATGCAGGAGGGCTATCAGCCTCTGGAGGCTCTATTGATAGTGTTTCTATCTCTGCCTTAGCCTCCATCCTCATCTCATCTTCCTCATCCTTAGCTACTATCTCCTCCTCAGTAGCCTCGCTCACAACTGTGCCATCTATTGCAATCTCCATAGCCTCTGGACTAATCTCAGGCACCCATCTGATAGGCACTGTAACACCTCGCTTTACAGGATGTGGTACTGAGGAGAACATCGGGAATACTATCTCATCTGGGTCTATGTTCTTAGACTGGAATAGGTACTGGCGGATATAGGCAGGCAAGATGTAGTTGATATCTCGCTGCTCCATCTGCATCTGTTTTTGGTCTGTGTTTATAATCATCTTGTAACCTCCTCTTCTAGTGCTTCAATATTATATTCTATATGTTCCTTGACAGTATCTTCTATGGATGAGAGCATACTATTAAAATCCTTACTATCCAAGAAGCTCTTGTTCTCATCATTGTCTGGTAAGGCATCTGAGATTACATCTGCAATCTCATCCATAAGACTAATTTTTCTGCCTCCAGGTTTCATTCTCATAGTTCCTCCTTTACTTTAGCATCATTTCTGCTAGATTCTCTTTCCTACTCACCCACTCATACTTCACCTCCACATTCTGAGTCATCTGCCATACTCTCATGGCTAGCTTCCTTAGCTTATCATTACCTATATGGGCTTGACGACTTAACTGCAAGTACACTACCTCATTGTCTGTCAATACTAACACTGGTGGAGGCAGAGGTCTAGGAGTCTCCTGAGATGGAGTAGCTACCTTAAAGAAGTCTCCACTCTCCTTAGTCATATCATACTGCCTAGCATCCAGCTCACTTTGCCATTTAAGAAAGTAGCTATTTAATCCGTATATCACTGCAAGGTACTTTGCCTCCATACTGCTATAGCCTGATGGTATGCTTTGATACCCTCTTCCGCCTCCATCTAGAACATAAGCTATGGTCTGATGATTAGCGTCAACATATAGGCGAGGCACTCTGTTCTCTCCTTTCTTGGTGCAGCCTCTGGTGGCAAGAGTGGCATAACCATCTTACCTCTAAGGGTTTAGAGTAGTCATCGTGATGTGCGTCAGTAGGAAAGGCTCCACACATTTCGCAAGGTAGCCTAGTTATTCTGCCAGCTACTACTGCATTGTTCAAATCGTTAATTGCCTTGACCTTCTCTGGCTCAAGAAGTTTCCATTCACGGTTTCTTTCGTTGCACTTGTTAGGATGGTTCCTACGCCATGCCCTTTCATTCTCTAAGTTCCGTTTACGATTATTATTACGCCAATCTCTCATTATCTCAGCTACGCATGGTCTACAGTACACGGGTTTGCGCTTACCATTAGAAGCCATCTCATCTTCCCAGAAGACCTTTTTGCATCTAGCGCAAGTACCTGTATTCATTGTATTGCTCCTGCCATCAGGTTCCTTAGGTTCATTAGCCCTTCATAAGTAGCTGGCACTTCAAGCCCTATTGCATCTAAGCCCATTCTCTCCAGACCGCACTTTGTAATTTTAGCAACTGGAATTTTCTCTTTGACTCCTCCTTCCTTGATGGTTTCTTTTATACTTGTCCACAATATTAGGTCTGCTAGTTTCACTACTTCCTTGAAGCCATCAAGGATTATCTTGCCAGTCTTGCCCTCTACCATACCACCCTTACCATCAGGTACAGTACCATACTCATCAGTTGGGTAGTGTACTAGCACAAGGTTCTTCTGGAATGACCTAGCAGTATGAAGCAGAGTCCTCATCCTGTCATTAGCAGGTCCATACTCTACAGGTAGTAGCCTCTCACGGTAGTCATTCTCATCAAAAGGAATGTTGGGCTTCTCCTTCTTATGCCTTGCCAGTTGCCTCTCCTGTATCATCTGTAGCTCTGTCTTATGGTTGATATTCCATAGGAGAGTAGATGAGTCTAGTATGATAGTAGCAACTGCTGTATCTTGGCAGGCTTCTACAAAGTCCTGCACTATCTGCTGCCACATATCTTTCATACCTTCTACCTTCTTAGGCACATGAATCCTTGATGAAGCATCAGTGGTCTGACCCATCAGTTTGTTCTCTTGTATGGGCATAGGATAGCTCCTAGTTACTATGCCTGTAGTGTCTCCTAGTCTCCAAGCAGCTCTCCTGTAGCCTCCTACATCTATATCAAAGTGTACTACTGAGCGGGGGAAGGTTAGAGCCATGCTCGTTTTTCCTGTTCCTTCATCTCCAACTATTGCTGTAATACCTATGTAGTCATCTAGTCCCAAAGCCTTTTATCCTCCTCAAACTGCTTCTGCACTTTCTCCTCTTCCCTACTCTGCTTCTGTAAATGGTATATGCTCAGGCAGCATGAGAATATTGCAAAGTCTATGTTAGTATTCCTGATTATCTTCTCCTCAAAGCCTTCGCCTTCATCTCTGCCTATCCTGATAATCCTACACTGCTCAACAGGGTTGCCTTTCTCCTCTAGTATAGCCTTATACCCTGCTACCTGGTGTGAGGAATCAGAATATAATGCCTTACCTGTCTTGAAGTCTATTAAGGTAGGCACATCATCTAGTATGCAGTACAGGTCTGGAGTACCACCTACTCTGAGTTCATCAGATACTAGTGGCTCTTCAACAATCTTGGGTACTAGTGTATGGTTCTTCTCCCATGCTAGGTATGATGCAAAGCAGTTATTAGCAGCCTCGACCTGATTAGGTGAGTAGTCACTAGTGTCAGCATCCTCACCTTTCAGATGGCACATGATAAGGTAGTGAGCCAGAGTTCCTATGTCTGCCATAGCATCAGTATATCTGGTGCTGTCAATTCCTTGCAGTCCTAGCCTGTTAGCCCATACTATAAGTTGTGGCTTTGCTAGTAGGCCTACGATTGTAGTAACTCCAGGAACTATGTTACCACTGGAATCTCTGTATCTAACGTGTGCTTTTGTTTTATCTGCCATGATACTCCTTAGTGCCAGCCAGTAGCCACTTGGCTGTAATCTCGCCTTCATTCACGCTACTGTTTTTCTTCTAAGTGCCCTTTGGGGTAGCTGGCACCTTGCTGGCTCGGTAGGATTTCGCCTGCGCAGATGGACAACTTCTGCTAATACCGATAGTTTTTTGGCAGGACACCAGCAAGCCTATTCTTTTGTTAAGCTACTACCTTCTTATATACTCCATTTTCATCTATGGTAAACTTGAGTGATGCTATCATGGTATTACCGAATGAGTTAGGAGCAGATGGAGGCATAGAGATTGAGGCTAGGAGAGTAGCATCTCCTCTGACTATTGGGTCAGCTAGTGCAGCAGCATTGAAGTCTGCCAGAGTCTTACCATCCAGCATAGTCATAGCCTTATCCAGTGGTGTTACTCCCTGACCACCAGCCACTCCAAAGCCTTCCACTGAGTAGACCATCCATGTGGGGGTAGGCTTATCCTCATCAGCTCTGCCGTCATAGAGCATAGGTGGTGCTGGTCTGCCATCATCTCCATCTGCCATCACCAGACCTATTCTCTTGCCAATGCAGTCCTTCATATCAGTCCTGCCCTTTGGTGCTAGGTAGTTAGGATTGTTAGAGTCCTTCTGCTCAGCAGTGAGGATAGAGTCTACAATCTCATTGAAGGATTCAGATAGCATCCCCCACTTAGACTTCTTCCTGTTAGACTCGCCGAACCTGGCTGAGAATATTGGATAGTGGTAAGGCTCTGTAGTCTCTATGACCTCTAGGTCTTTCAGGTTTACAGTGATATTGTACCTGTTATACTTGTCATCCTTCTCTCTTGGTAAGCCATCTAGTACTCCAGTGATTCTTCTCAGCGGAGTAAATATCTCACCATCAATTAGGCCTCTTGTGCTTACTGGATTTTCTTGTACCATGCTTTCCTCCTAAATGTAATAGTTTTAGTATGATTAGTGGTATTAGAAGATTGAGTGGAATCAGAATAGCTACTATTGTAGTTTCTTCAATATATCACCTCCTACTGTCTTGTAGTTAAGTGTTCCGTTAACTTCACATCTTGCCCTCAGCTCATCTATTAGCTCTGCAGTTGTAGCGTTGCCAAGCCAAGGCTGACTCCATATCTCTTCAATTATGTCAGCAAAGGACTCTGCCAGCTTAGTATCCATAGTTATCTTCTCTGTCTCTGGTGTACACCAAGCCTGCGCTGCTCTCTGTAGTGCTCCTGAACTTGCCATTAGTGTTTCCTCCTTATATACTCCTTACCGATAATATAATTATACCATATAGTACGATGAGTTGTCAATGCCATAGACACTGGTATGACTGGCGATAATAAATAATCGTTAACAGATATACATTATATTATATGCATCACATATAGAATACCTCCTCTAACCATCTGGGTTCTCTAGCTATTATATTTATTCATTCTAGAGTACTCAAGTCTAAGTCACTTCTAATCTCCAGCTCATTGTCTTCTGATTCATCTATAGGCCTACGCCGAGATAGTATACGAGGATGTAGAGTATCTCTATTCCAGCGGAGTGTAATGATAGGCAGCGGTGCTTCTGCATTGCGGTGCTTGGTGAAGGTAAGATTTACACGAGTCATAGTCTCATCACTACGAGCAGGGTCTATGCGAAGGACAGTATCAGCCCAGCGGACTAGAGCCCTACTGCCTGTAGCATCCTGACTGCCAAGGGATAGAGGAGTACCTTTGTCATCAGTTACAGCCTTCCTAGTATGGTGTATTATGATAGTAGATATGCCTATACCAGAGCGGTTACCTAAGTCCTCCATGAGAATGTCAAACTTCTCTAGCATAGGCTTAACATCCTGTTCGTCAGATAGATTGCGATTGAACATCTTGTATAGAGGGTCGAGGATTACTACTAGAGGAGCAGCAGGTAGATAGGATATGCAGGATTCTATACTTCGCTTGAGAGACTCAAAGCCAGATGATTCATCTATGTGTAGGAACTGTTCAGTGCGGCTTACTACTGTGGGAGGGTAGGCATACTGAGTGGCAAGTTCATCTACTCTATCTAGCTGCTCCATAGTAGGAGAGGAGTGAGTATACTTAGATAGGAAGATACTCTTGCTACCATTGCAGTACTTGTTAGTTCTATCTCTATCCATATAGAGAGGAAGCTCTACTTGGAGCTTGAGAGTATTAGATGGAGTAGTACGGAAGCCTAGCCAGGTAGTGCCTCGTGCTAGACAGTGGGCAGTATGGAGTGCAAGCATAGACTTCCAGCTGCCTTCATCTCCGAAGATGAGCATCTTGTTACGGATGTTGAGGACTCCGTCTGAGATGATACGAGTTATAGAAGGGGGAGTCCAAGATAGTAGGTCAGAGATAGTATATAGTTGTCTGTCATGCGAGTGCAGTTCACTTGACATTACCCATCCTTATTAAGATATAATAGAGCTACTAGAGGGAAGCACCAATAGTGCTAGTAGAGTCAATTAGCTTCTCAATAGCTAGGCAGAGGGCAAGGGCTGGTGTTTCGGCAATAGCTTCACTTGGTTTGATTTGGTCATACTTATCGGGGTCAACATAGTGAAGGTCAACAGAAGCCTTAATGCCATTCTCCTTGATGGTGAAGTCAGACTGCAACTCCCAATTTTTCCCTATGCTCCATGTAAATAACTTTGGTACTAGCCACTTAAAGCAGACATCTAGGGATTGGGTGAAGTTAGGCAGTTTGCAATGATAGTCTGTATTTGGCTCTATCCACTTAGCCACTCTTTCACCGCCTATTTCCCAATAATAATACTTTTTAATATCCGCTTCCTTAAATCCTGCCCACTCTGCCAGCTTCTTATTTAGTTCATCCATCTTATACCTCCAATGGTGACTAGTTATATTATACCATACTCAGGTGCTAGTTGTCAACCTGCATACCACTGATAAGCCTAGCCTCCAGTGCACGCTCATATGCAGCATCTATCTGGTCAGCATAGTGGTCTTTGTATAACTCCATTGCTTCATCATAGAGCTGCTGCCGAGTGGATTCTGGCAGGTCGTAGTAGTCAGTATCATACCGCTCTAAGGCTAGCTCCTCAGCCTTGTTCTGTATCCATTCTTTATAGTCCATCATCCTTCTCCTCATTTATTCTGGTCTAAGGTTGCCATAACACCCAGTAAGGGCTTGCTGAATTACGCCCCATCCCTGCTGACAAACAGGCATCGTATAGTTTCTGCCTCTTTACTTGCTCCTCTTTTCGTGCCTCTGCCACCTCACTTGGACTAAGGTAGCCAGCATAGAATGAGGCGGTCAGGTCTCTTTGGGCTTTAGCTATAAGTATCTCTGGGTCTTCCCTGCTCTCTATCGGATTACTAAACCAGTTTGACTCTATCTCTTTTATTTCCTCTGGTGTCAGCAACCTACTCTCAGTCTGTTTATCCCCATCTACCACAGGGGAGACATAGCCAGCCTCTTTGATGAGAGCGAGAAAACGGTCAGCCTCTCTTAAAGATTCAGCTTTTTGGTATGGATAATCATAATCCCAATCTACTCCTTTATACTGAGCACATATAACCCTAGCTATCTTCTCTCTAAGTTCCTTATCCATGTGCTTCCTCCTTTCTATCTTTGGCTCATTTTAAGAATGTTACATACTGTAGTATATGCTTCCTCCATCTACTGATGGTGCTTCTATCTACCTCCCATCCTAGCTTCTGGCATACATCAGTCAAGCTGCCAGAGAATACCTCCCGCTCTAAGCGGATGTGATACTTCATCTCTATGTAGCGCATTAAGGAAGTCTTGGGGAAGTAGTCTGGTAGGTCGTCAAGCTGGAGGAGACGCTTAGTGCCAGGCTGCACAGCCTCAATGCCTTTATGCTTGAGTATGCGTCTACGGAGGGATGAGATGGAGATGTTGTCAGACATTAGTGCTCCTTATTGGGTAAGTATCTCTTACGGATTCTATCTAGCCTAGCTGCTATCCTCTTGCGCCTAAGCTTAGTCATACTATCAGTCTCTATACCTACGAAGGCATTAGACACAGCCTGTAGTACCTCCTTAAGAGATTCTTCATAGGCTCTTACTATACGCTCAGTCTCTTTCACAGTACCTCCAGTAGCTCTGGGTTCTCATAGATATTGCCAATGACTTCTATATCTACAACATTACATCTCCAACGAGCATTCAAATAAAATGGGTAGAAGGCACAAAACTCCTCGTCCCAATAAACATTCGCTGGCTTGTTTACTGTCCACTCTCTCGCATCATTGTCATTCTCATAGGATGTATAACCTGTAACTATATCCCCCTCATATATCTCCTTGCCGTTCTTATCCTTTAAGCCTGTGTATTGCATGAGTTCGACTTGGTCTATGAAATCGAAGATGCCGAAATCCTTTTTCTTAAGGCTTATGTGTGTTAACTCAGCACCATTCAATTTGAGCCATAAAATCTTAGAGTCAGCCATTTCCTTGTTTCTTTTATCCCAAGCCCTAAATTTAATCTCTCTCATACTCATCATCCTTCTCTACTATAGCTGGGTATGTCCTCTCCAGATATGCTTGGAACTTCTCCTGCTCTTCGGTTAGTGGTAAACCCATTGCTCTCATCACAGCATACATAGTAAACTGGTGTCCATCAGTTGCTGCAATGAAGGCTTGTCCTGACCTGCTCATGTTAACCTCCTATTACAAGCTTATCTCAAGCTCTACTCTGCTTCTATATTTTGCAGGTACTGCCTCAATAACATCGTCTATTAGCCTAGTCTCCAACTCCTCAAGCGATAGGCTGTCTGCGATTTCTTGCGACTCGGTATCGCTCAGTGTAGTATCACCACTAACTTTCAGTACTATATTTCTTAGGTCAAATGTAATCATTTGTTTCTCCTTAATTCAGACTTATCTCTCCAATAGGAACTATAGGCATAGCATCTGCCTTGCCAGTATCCTCCTGCATCTGGATAGATTTTATCAGCACAGTTATAAGCTCCTCATCAGACACTGGCTCTAGTTCCTTACTTACAAACTTCATATCCTTCTGCTCAATGATACCAGCAGTAGCAAGGTTAGAGATGATTAGGTCTATAATTTGCTGTCTGTTTACTACTATGATACGCATTAGTCACCTCCTTAGTCTGTTATCATGTCTAGTACGCACTGAACTATCGCTTCAACTGCACTTCTAAGGTTTGATGGAATACCAAAGAGTATCCCAGTGCCTGTGCCATAAGCTTTATACAGCCTATTTGTTATGTCCTTAGCGTCTTCACTTATAGCCATAGTTACTCTCCTTTATTATTCTCTCTCATATACCCAACTATCGTAGCATGATATACAGAACCATCTGCCTTCTGGATAGTCCTCAAGGCTGAGGCAGCATACATTATCAGAGCCACAGTTAGGGCAGTATACTATTAGCCAGTCAGGAGTATGCTCTGTGTTGTAGTTGTAGCTACCTGTGAGGCTAGGGATTAAGCTACCACAGGGAGCAGGCACTGTCCCAGGATGTATGTCTGCCATACTTCCTTCCTCATAAATTACGACTCCACCAATTAGAGTATTGATATGACCAATAGGCTCACCACAAACTGGAAGTCTGTCCGAGGGTGTCCATACACTTTTGAAGATGCCTAGAACATTGCAAAGTTCTGGGTCATCTCCATCTAGTTCATAAGCCTCCACCAAGTCGGAGTCAGAGAAGCTATCCAGTTCCAGTCTCAGGTCTTTAATTGTTATCATATCACTTCCACATCTGCCACCAGTGCTTGGGCCTAATCAATAGATAGTCATGTTTAGCTACCATGTGCTTGAGTAAGTTATGAGGATTCAAATGTCTTAGCTCATGCTGACCTCTCACATGGCGCATACAGATAGCACAGTAGTCATTGTAAGTATACTTGGATGCTTCTCTAAGCATATGCTGGTATTGCTTGTCTCCAGTACGCATAGTTACCTCCCTAGCTATTCCAGATATGAACCTCGTAAATACTAATCCACTTACCTGCTATAACATACCCTACGTGTCTACTTCCTCCACTCTTGAGGTCAACGTACATTTTGCTTGTGTGTTGTCTACCTAACTGCTCTAGTAGTTCCTTGCGTGGGCTCTTATCAATCTTGTAATGCTTATTGTACTGGTCAATTCCTAAGTAACCTAGTTTTGTTGCCTCCATGCTACCTCCTTACTTCCTAGGTTTAATCACATTCAGGCTGACTCGTAAGTTGCTATCAGCTACTGGCATAAAACCGTTAGTGGTAGCCACTACAAGTGTCTTGCCTGAGGATGAAGGCACACCACTGCCAATAGTTGCTACGATAGTGAGTTGGTTACCTTCTACCTTGATACTAAGTCCAGTATCATCAGCCATTGTTATCACCTCCCTTCCTGCTAGTAATTACAGACTGCTACTAGGATGAAGCACCATCATACTTCTTCAACCTTAAACTCTGTTGAGAAGTAATCTGAGCCCTGTATAACTTCATTGAACTGCTCTTCTAAGTGCTCCTGAATTTCCTTCTCAGTCAGGTGGCTTAGACCAGCCTCTGCTAGCTCCTTGTCATCGCAGGTCATAGTTAAGCTCAAACTATATTGCTTCATTGCTACCTCCTATTAGTTCTTCATCCTATAAGGATTCTGCTTACCTAGTATCCACCAGGCCAGGCAGCAGTGTCCTTCATAATACTCCCAGTCCTCGAACATCAGACCAACAGTAACTATGAAGCCTGTCAAGTCCCACTGGTCAGGATGTAGGACTGTTTGCTCATCAGTTGTAGTAGTAAGATTCATATCTATGTTACTCATTGTCAATTATTATGGATATGCCACCTTTTATTCCTTCGACAGTGTGTACTCCTGGCCGTGATAGTGGTGGCGCATCTGGCTCCCCTACGGTGTAGATATGTAGTATATCCTTTGATGGTACTATATACCACTTGACCATACTACCTTCCAGTACCTCAACTTGCTGTGGGAACTTCTCACTAATTCTCAGTGTGTATGCTATCCCACCTTCCTGTTTATTTTGCGCCACTATTTGGTTTATGTCCACCTTCATTATCTTACCTCCATCATCATATACTCTAGTATACCACATAGTACCCACAATGTCAACCTTACTGTTGCATCATGCAATAGCCAACTGCCAGTCTGCCTGCTGGCTGTGTGTGCTGGGCATGGATATACCTATGTAACTATACTAGCCTGTACTGCACTGGACATAAGAAAAGGCAGTAGCACTTGGCAACTTAGTACTACTGCCTTACTTACTTGAGTCTTAGCTTATAACCCCGCCCTTTTTCAGAAGCCACTGCCTTATTGCATACCTTTTGTTCTTGTCTGCGTCACTATCCCAGGCCTGCTGGACTGTTAGTCCTGATTCTTTGTATGCCTCGCCCTTGAACTTCTCGAATAGGTCTGAGCCTGGAGTAGTTGCGACGTCGAACTTTTTGCCTCCACCACCAGTGCCTGTGCTGGTCTTGCCTTTTGGCTGGGACTTCATAAGACGGCAGGCCGTGAGCTTGTCTCCAAAGTCATAAGTATACCAGACTCCATCAGCGGCGTCTAGTTCTTTGGCCTCTATCAATGGCTTGAGTGCCCTCTCAATAACGCCCTTGACTTTTTCAGTCATGACAGCGAGAGCCTTTTGCTTGGACTCCAGCTCTGCCTGTTCCTTGGACTTCTGGACCTTGGCAATTTCGGTAGCGACCTTGGCGACTGCCTTATAATCGCCACTTTTAATGGCCTTGTCCATCTGCGCCATGAGTTCAGCTTCAGTTGGCTGCCTCATGGCAGCTTGCTCAGATGCAGCTGAGACAGGTGTGTCGCTACCATCTGGCTTGTACTGTTTTGGCTGTCCTTGTACCATCTTGACACCTCCCTTTTTTGGACTCACCTCCCAGTGGAGGGACTAACCCTCCAGTACTTCACGGTAAGCTATCACCTTATCATATATTGTGTAGTTGCCAAAGTATTCTCTTAGCGTCTCCAACGCCATAGCCTTGTCATTTAGGTATTTGGCTATTGCGTCTTCAACTGCCTCGGAGAAGTTCTCCAACATTTTAGCTTCCCAGTCAGTCATTGTATCACCTCCCTTTGGCTAATCCTGCCACTGGGAGGCAAGTCCTATTTAGTTGTTAATGTGCTGGCTGGACTGTTACCACTGTCGCAATCCAACATCCTATATATATTCTAACAGATAGTCCACCAAATGTCAACCTTTCTGGATGGTACTTTAGTACTATGTCAAGGCTGGTACTATAGTACTATGCCTCAGCCCGCCACAGCTATTAGCACACTTGTTCTAACTTACTCCTTTGCCACAACATTCTAACCTATAGCCCCCCAGCCTGCCAGATAACTTTTACTGGATGGTACGGTCTGGCAAGTTTGATACACTGCCTTCTTCTCTACTTGACAACGGAGAATTCTCAAATAGCAAAACCTTTACTTATAATGCACACCTACACTATAATACTTTTCAGATGGCTTATCTACCGAAGTCAATGTACTGCATCTGAATATGATATAGTACAACAACTTTGATGTCCAGCTTATTCTTCTAACTATGGTACTTTTCTTCATACTTGCTCCTTAGCTACTACTAAAAGGCCCAACTAGGCCGCCTCTATCCTCCCTGCGCCTCTGTGCTCTATTAGGAGGCATAAGAGGCTGCACAGGAGGTAGGCTCTTCTTGGCTTCCAGCCGCTTAAGGTCTATAGCATACATACAGCCACAGTCCATACAGATGTCAGTTATGTATCCATAGCCAGGTAGCTCAGAACCAATAGGTATAGCAGCTTCTTTGGTTTGGTCTAGTGCAACTCCCTGCTTGACTTCTAGATGGAAACTCCACTCATCTCTGGCTAGGCCTCTTTCCTTCAGCTCATTGCCTAGCTGCTCAAAGAATCTATTCTCAGACTCACAACAAGGACACTTAGTGAATGTTCTGTGAAAGTCCTTCTCCATTAGGCACCTCCTTACTATTAGTTATAACTTCCCATATAGCCCAGAATAGAGCTAGGGTAGGGTCATTACTTTCCACCACTGTCAAATGAGGCTGATTAGCTTCCATTGTTTCCCATCGGTACAACTTAGGAATAGTCTGTGTCTCGTAACTGAATCGCAACAATGGCAGTTTTGGCATAGCATACTTAAAGAGATTGTTGAGGTTTAAAGGGGGCATCCCATGAAAACAAGTATAGCTGTCTGGTGCTACCCACTCATCAATATATTCTCCAATACTAAACCCACACCACTCCCAGAACTCTTTAACCTGTGCTTCTGTTGGTTCATCCATTAGGCACCTCCTTTATTAGTGGCTCAACTATGTGATATGTTCCCTTCTTTGTGAATATTGGTAAATCATCTGTCTTTCTTACTACATCTTGAGAGTGGAGATAGGAGACAACTTTATCAGCATATTCATACCAGTAATCCCTTTCTTCCTCTTCTTCCCAAGTTGGCTCAAATGGGAACGGGTTATCTTCAGTGTGAAGTATCTTGGCTATCCCTTCCCTTATCTTTTCTTGTTTAGTCATTCTACCTCCTTCTCATATTCTCTATCCTTCATTACCGCCTTAACTATCTCTACAAAATCCTTATCATCCTTCACCTCCTTCCTTACATACCATAAGTCCTCTAGCTTACTAATTAGTGCCATAGCAGCTGGATGTCCACTTAGTATTCTATAATAAGCTTCTTCCTCTCCATGCTCTCTTATCATATGTGAGTATCTATCAATAGTATTCCACTTCGTAGGATGCCATCTATGCCTATGACAGTACACACAGCGGAATACTATACCAAAGTCTATATCATCAGCCTTGACAAAGTGATGTGCTCTAGTGGGAGAATCCTTGCATCTCCAGTCAAACCAAGTTACCATGACTTAGGCACTCCTCCAAAGTCTACAATCTCTTCCTTTATCTCTTCCATCGCCATTCCTATCTTAATAACATCATCTATGTCTCTCTGCCCAGTAGGTATCATCAGCAGATGCTTTAGCCTCTGCACCTGCCGAGCACGCTTACGAAGAAGATGCAGCCTCCGCTCACGCTGCTCCTTTGGCAATATTATCTTCTTCCTGCCTCTAGTCTCAACATAAGTCACTGTGGATAGCCTATCTAACTCCTGTGCAAGCCAGCAGCACTGCCCATCAGAGGCTCTCTTGCCATGCCAGCGGAAGTTCATTATCCATCGCCTGATGCTGCCCTCTGACTCAGACCGCTTCCTCCATGACCTACCTCGCACTACAGGCTCACCTATAGTGATGTCCTGGAGGCAGTAGGAACAGCGGGCAGTCTTTCTACATATGGCTAACCTAATATCCATCCTTATTATATTCTACCACATAGTCCCTACCATTGTCAACCTTCCTACCACACTTTGGATAAAAAATAAAATGTGTTTAATGAATATCCTTGACATGGGCGGATAAATATGGTATACTCAAAGGAGGAGGCTTACATGGTAGAAGAAGAGTTTACTCCTACAAGAGGCACCTCACTAGACCCAGTCCCCACAGAAGTAGCAGTAGCCAATACCATCATCCCTTATTCTAGAGATGATGCAAGGTGCAGATACTTAGGATACCGTGCCTGTGGATTCTCTATCAGGGAAGCTCTCCAGGTGATAACTCACTCTAAGCAGTGGCTAACCTGGTGCAGAACTGACCCTCAGTTCAAAGAGCTTGAAGATAGAATCCCCGAATTTAGGAAGGAGCTATCTAAGGAATACATAGAGATAGAGTTCTTTCGCAACTTCCGCTATGCACTAGAGAAGGACTATAGAGTCCTCAAGCAATCTCTAACTGATGAGCCTATGCCTAAGCAAGACCATGACTATCTGCTGAAGTTGCGCTCTCAGTATACTCCCCAGCAACTACAAATCCTTGAGGCAATAGTCTCAGGTACTGATGGTGGATTTAATTTTGCTAAATTTGTGGCAGAGAACCAAGAGCTCATCCAATTCAGTCGGACTGATAGTATAACAGTGCAGAGGACATCTGATGCCGAATAGACTCCCTACTGCCAAAAAGATAAATGCAGCAAGAAGGATGGAAGAATGGGTATTAGTTTAGATTATCTAGCAGGATTGGTAGATGCTGATGGTTGCATCTACATTACTAAGATAAAGCCTGGTATTAGGCGTAGAACAGTAAACCCATCATATAGTCCTTCACTTTGTGTTGCTAATACTAATCTTCAGTTGCTGACAGACTTGCAATCACAGTTTGGAGGCTCTGTAAACCACGACTCTAGAGGAAATTGTTCAAGATGGACTATTTGCAGCAGAAAGGCAGAACCACTGTTGGTAGATTTACTTCCTAGACTACGTATCAAGTTTGAGCAGGCATGGGTATGCCTAGAACTGTATAATAGCAATGGCAAAGAGAAAGACTCTTATAGTAGAATTACAGGCAATGATGAGGTTGCTAGAAGAGAATGTTTATATCAAAGAAACAAGGAGCTGAACTCTGGTAGCTATGGCAAGAGGAATGGTGAAGTCCAGCAAGGCTAGGGCTGCGTCTTCAAGAAATATCAGAAGAGCACAGTTAAGTAGGATTAGAACTAAGGAACCTCGCTCACCTGGCAGAGTTATGAGGAAGAGGCTATATGCAGTAGGTAGAGTGCAGAGGACAGGAAGAACTAGAAGGAGATAACCTTATGGCAGATAGAACTCAGAAGGAGCTAGTACAAGAAATCCATACTGTTCTGCTAGGAGTTCCAGGGACAGAGGATGGTGGTCTTGTTCGGGAAGTAAAAGATATCAAGACTGATGTTAAGGAGCTTGGAAGGTCTCATGGTAAGTTAAAGAGGAACTTCTGGATACTTGTAGGTATTCTAGCAGGCAGTGGTGCTATAGGCACAGGAGTATATAATCTATTGGGAGGGTAGAGATGGCTAAAGCAGGGAGAGCTAAGAAGTGGATTTCAGGAGCCATCAAGAGACCAGGAGCATTAACCGCTAAGGCTAAGGCCGCTGGTATGGGTGTGCAGGCCTTTGCTAGGAAGCATAAGGGCTCACCTGGCAGGTTAGGCAAACAAGCTCGGCTGGCACTAACGCTAAAGAAAATTGGGAGGAAAAGGTAATGCCAAACGGAGTAGCAAAGTTTCTTAAGCATCTTGGTACACTAGGACAAAGGCGAAAGAAGACAACTCGTAGACCTGCTAGAGCAACTGTTAGAGCTATGTTTCTTACAATGAGAGGAACTCAACCTGGTAGGCCTGGCTTCTACAATCCTGCTGTAACTCCAAGAGCAGCGAAGGCAAGGAAAGCTCCTAAGAGGTAGTAATGGCTATAACTTCCGTAACTAAGGATGGCGGCTACTTAGTCATAGTAGAGGATGGAGTAACCAAGAGACGCTCTATCGTCTATGAGGATACAGTATGCTCACTACCTCCAACTGACTATACTGAGGTTGGAGTTATCTATGTAGATGAGACTAATGGCGTATTAGTAGTTCAGTATAATGGCTCAACTACAGAGATAGAACTTGATGCTACTATAGACTTAACTGGAGCGGAGATAGTAGCTCTGCTCGAGGCCCTTGGCATAGGTAGTAGACTCTCTCATACCAAGTTAGATGACATAGGAGCTTCTGACCATCATGCCAAGTACCTAGACTCAGAAGCTAAAGCTGCTGCAGTCTTAGCAGGAGCAGTAACAGCAGGAGAGACTAAAGCTCCTACTCATGACGCAGTTGTAACTTATGTACTAGCTCAATGTGGTCTTTATCTACCTCTTACTGGCGGGACTTTAACTGGGGACCTAACTATTGGGGCTCATAAGATAAGAACTACTGACCTACTCCTAATGCAGGAAAATGCTGCGCAATTTATGATGAGAAATGCTGCCAATGATACTTATGTTGGTCTTCAGGTGACTAGATTATATTTTCGTGAAGGAGTCGCTGCAGCAGCTGATGGTCGGTCTATTGCTTCCTTTGATGAGAATGCTGGCTACCTTATGCTCAAGGCTTACGATACTGATAGTGCGCTAGCGGAGGTAGCTAGGTTACAAGGCGCTGCTGTATCTTACTTTCAAGGCACTAGAGGTATAGTCCTGTTGCCTACAACTGAGCCAACTACATTAGTAGAAGGCTGGCTCTGGTATGACTCTACAGCAGACAAGCTAAAGTATAAGGATGCTAGTGAAGTTAGAATACTAGCCATAGTTGCAGATATGACCACTCACGAAGGTGCTGCTGACCCTCATACTGGCTACAGACTTGAGTCTGCTGACCATAGTCATCAGTCCGCTGGAGCGCAGGCTGGTAAGCTAGACCACGGATTAGCCTTGGATGGTCTACTAGATGATGACCATACTCAGTATACCAAACATTCTCTAGCTACAGCGGCTAGTGATTTCCTTGTGGCATCTGGGGCTGGAGTATTTATCAAGAAGACTTTGGCGGAGGTTAAAACTATCTTAGGGTTAGGCTCAGCTGCCTACACTGCTGCTACCGACTATGTTACTCATGCCCTAGCTACAGTAGCTAATGACTTTTTGGTTGCCTCTGGTTCTGGTGCTTACATCAAGAAAACCTTAGCTGAAACCTTGACAATACTAGGCAAAGCTGTTGCATCTGGTCTTGCTTCCCTTAATGCCAGCACTAAGGTAGTAGAGCAGCCTGCAAGTATTACTGACCATCTAGATGGCTCACCTGATGAGAATGATGCTACTAAAGCTCCTACTTCAGAGTGGGCCTTTGACCATGCTGCACTAGCATCGGCTCATGGTGCAGTATCAGCAGCAACAGCTAGTAAGATAGTAGTCCGTGATGCCTCAGCAAGGGCTAAGTTTGCTGCAGCAGCTGCAGCAGGTGATGCTATAGTTGCCGATGCTAATGTTAGAGCACCAGATTCAACATTACTAGAAGGCTCAAGTAAAGCAACAGTTCAAGACCATACTCCGAAGGCTCATACCTTAGCTGCCCACTCTAACCCTATTGGCTCAGTTGAGTTCAACCAGCAGCAAGCACTCCAGCTTGTTATAGAGAATAGAACAAGCGACCCAGCTAGTCCTGTAGAGGGACAGACTTGGGTAAGGACAGACTTAGACTAATGGATAAAGTAACTGCACCAGATAAGATAGTAACTGACCCAGTAGTCCTTAGCGAGCTTGCCAGGCAGGGCATAGATAAGGACTATGTAGAGTTCACTGACTACGGAGCAATGAAACAAGGCATAGGCCCTTACATGAAAGACTACAAGGACTTAAAGTCTGGCAGGCACATTGCTGTTGCCTCTGGCTTGCCTATGTGTAACAGGTATGGACATAGGATAGAGTTGCCTTGGAAGCAAAGTAATGGCACCTTCCGTGCTCAGTATAACTTATTTGATGCTAAGGTAGAAGGCAATGGTGTTGCACTAGTATGCCTCGCTGACCAACCTAATCGTACTAGACTATATGACCAAGTTGCCTGGCACCCACAAATATTTCTAAACGGTATAGAGGTAAAGCCTATCAAGGATGTTGCTAAACTGCTTGAGGTTGACCCTACCAACCAGAATTATTTGCATAATGTCCTTGAATGGGACTACGGCATCTGCAAGAGGCGGATAAGGATTATTGAGGGCAGGTTCAGGGAGCGGTGGATATTTGCTAAAGACCCCCAAGGTGAAATCAGGATTAAGCATAACCAGACAGGAGACTTCAAGCTAAAGTTCGGTAAATACAAGATAAGCGATGATGAGGAGCTAGTTCCAAGAGAAGCCTTCATTGACCCTATGTTCGGCTA